TTTGTTTGTGATTCCTTTCCAAGAACTATTCCATTCTTAAATAGAATTAAATTAACTTGTGTATTTCGTGAGGTGTTTGAAGCGTAATGGCAATACCTTTTTCAGAACTAAACAAAATTAACCCAAGTTCTATTATTGAACTTTTTCAACTTAAATTAGATAACACTTTGCATGGCCAAAATACTATTTTTTATTTTCATGCTGGAGCAAATCTTAACAACTTTGGTGAAATAAAATATTTACAAAATTCTTACCAAAGAGTAGCTGTTCAAGCCGAAGGGTTTGAAAGAAAGAGCACTGGTACCATTCCTAGGCCAACAATGACTTTTTCTAATTTGGGTGGAATAACTTATACTCCTTCTGGTGCAATTATTACTATGTCAGATTTTTTACAAATAATTAATTTAACAACACCAAATAATGACTTATTAGGAGCAACAATTACTAGATTAATGCCTTTAGCTTCTTCTTTAGATACAACAAATTTTACTTCTGGTGTAAATCCGTTTAATTCATCAGTTGGATCGTCTGGTCTTGCTGACAGGTTGCGTGATGAAATATTTGTTATTGACAGAAAAGCTGTTGAAAACAGACAAGTTGTACAATTTGAGTTAACAAGTGCAAATGATTTAGAAAACAAAAGAATACCTCAAAGAACAGTAACTAAGAAACTTTTTCCTGCAGTTGGTACGTTTATCTGATGGACGCATACACTTGGTCAAAAGATGCATTTGAACACGCTACTGAATGTGGTATTGAAGAGTCTTGTGGATTAATTTTAGATATTGACGGAATAGAAACGTATTGGAAATGTAAAAATATTTCTAAATCATATAAAACTGAGTCTTTTGTTATAGATCCCATTGATTATGCAAATGGTGAAGATCAAGGAGAAGTTTTAGGAATTGTGCATAGTCATCCTCAAGGTGAGCTTATTTTTAGTCATGCTGATAGACTTAGTTGTAAATTTAACGATTTACCTTTTTATCTTGTAGATCCCAAATCTAAATCTATTATTGTTTTATACCCATCTGAAATAAATGATTAATTTAAAAATTTATGGCAGATTAAGAAAATTCATAGGAAAGTCTAGCTTTGAAATAGAAGCTAATAGTCCACGTAAGGCTTTTAATTTTTTAATAGCAAACTATGAAAATGTTGGTGAGCATATAAAAGATCAGGAGTATTGTATTCTTGTTGGCGGTGTAAAGATTGATGAAGATATGCTAGATATGGAAATAGAAAGTGATGTAAAGATAATACCTGTAGTTCATGGAAATATTTTTGGATTGATTCTTGGGGGATTTAGTTTATTTGCAGGCATTAAGGGTTCTATTCTTGGAATTTCATTAGGTAAAGCAGCGGGTCTACTCACGCAACTTGGAACAGGGTTATTATTGCAAGGGGTTTCAAATCTTTTTGCTCCTCCTCCTCCTTCTGCTGGTCAACAAGAAGATCCTAGAGATCAAAGTTTTGTATTTTCTGGCCTTTTAAATAATACGAAACAAGGTGTTCCGATTAATATTGTTTATGGAGAAACATTAATTGGCAGTACAGTAGTAAGTAGTTCTGTTGACACGTTTCAATATGTGTCCGCCAATTTTGATGAGATTCCTTAATTTAAGAAATGGCTTTTGAACGCAGAGAAATTATTGATGCATCTTTAGAATCAGGTGTACTCAAGTCTATTGACTTTGGTTTAATAGTTGATTGCCTTTGTGAAGGACAAATAGAAGGTTCTGCTTCTGCAAGCAAAGCAAGAATAACAGATAAAAGTTCAACAGCTTATAACAATGCTTTTTTAAAAGATTTATTTTTAAATAAAATTGCAGTTTTACAAGCAGCAGCGAGTAATACAAATCCAATAGAGCAAGATTTCAATTATCCTGTTAAACCTGAAGTTATAAATCATGATAATAAATTAAGTTTTAACTTTCAGGATGGCACTGCAAATAATAAAATTTTACTGTCTAGAAATGAACAAACAGCTTTAGTTCCTTTAGGTGCTACTACCGAACTAACTTTCCCTGAAGGTGGAAGTGCAACAGCAAGATCAGTATCTATAACAAATCCTAATGTTGATGCTGTACAAGTAAAAATAAAATTTGACCAATTTTTTAAATTAAATCCTAAGAACGGGAACAGAGATTCTACAGAAGTAAGAATAATTATAAAAATAAATCCTAATAATGGTTCTCAAACTACGGTAATAAATCAAAATATACAAGGTAAAAGTTTTAATGCATATAATGTTGATTTTGGAATTAATTTCAATACTGTTGCTGGGTTTAATAAAACCACAGGAAGTTCTTCTTCTTTCTTTCCTGTAGTTGTTAGTGTTGAGAGAGGAACTGAGGAAGGTGATCAAAATACATTTAATACAGCAAGATTATCTGAAGTTAGAGAGATTATACGAGAACAAAATAATTATCCGCATATTGCATATTCAACGCTTAGATTTTCAACTGAATTATTTACATCTGCTCCATTAAGAAATTTTAGGATCAGAGGAAAACTAATAAAAATTCCACATAATGCGACTGTTGATTACTCTAATGGAAGGTTAACTTATAGTGGTAACTTTAATGGTACTTTTAAAGCTGCTAAGGAGTGGTGTAGCGACCCCGCTTGGGTTTTATATGATTTGTTAATCAAACAGACAGATAGAGACACGGATGAACAATATGGTGCGGAGATACCAGAATCAAGTTTAGATCCTTTCAGTTTTTTTAAAGTTAGTAAATATTGTAATCAGTTAGTCAGTACTGATGATGGAACTCAAGAGCCACGCTTTTCTATTAATGCAAATATTCAAAATAGACGTGGTGCAATGCAAGCTATAAATGATATCTGCACAGTGATGAATGCTATACCTTTTTATGAAGAGGGCACAATAAAAATTGCACAAGACGCTCCAAAAGATATAAACAATCCAACTGCAATTAGTTTTGATTATGTTTTCAATAATGCAAATGTTGTGGATGGCTCTTTTGTATATTCTGGTACGTCTTCAAAAACTAGATTCAATGTAGTTAATGTATCTTTTTTAAATCTTGATAGTCAAGAAGTTGATTATGAAACAGTAATAGATACTGCTTCCCAAGCAAAATATGGTGTTCAAACAAAAAATATAAATTCTTTTGGAGTTACTTCTAGAAGTCAGGCAGGAAGAGTCGGACGATGGTTTTTATTGACACAACAGGATCAAACAGAGACTTGTACATTTGAAACAAATATAGCTGCTGGGTCTGTTTTAACGATAGGAAGTATTATTGGTATTGCAGATCGAGTTAAGTTTGCATCAAGAAAAGGAGGAATAGTCAAGAGTGCAACTCAAAGTGCGATTACTATTGATGATGTTTCATCAACTAATCTTCCCAACCTTGGTAGTAATCCAACAATAAGTTGTATGCTTAGTGATGGTACAGTTGAGACAAAAAATATTTCTGGATATTCAGGTAATGTGATATCTGTAGCTAATGATAATTTTTCATCTGCCCCAGTAGAAAATAGTCCATTTGTTTTGGAACAGTCTGATCAAAAATTACTGGCTTTTAGAATTGTTGATATTAAAGAAAATAAAAGTAAAACTTATACGATTTCTGCTGTAAATTACAATCCTAATAAATACAATGTTATTGATAATGAAGGAGCGACATTAACTCCAAGACCTACAGTAAGTGTAGTTACAAAATTACTAGCCGCTCCAACTATTAGAGAAGGTTCAATAAAAGAGGAGATAATAACAGATAGAGGCAGACCAGTGTCTAAATTATTTATAGATTGGGAACCTGTAACGGGTGCATCTGGTTATCATTTAATTTATAGAAAAGACAACGAAGAACCTGTTGTTGTAAGGACACAATTAACTGAATTTGAAGTTATTAATGCTGGTGCAGGCACTTATAACATTAAGATTTTTACAATTAATGGTTTAGGACAGAAAAGTACATATCCAGTTGAAAAAATTGTCAATACTGTCGGTTTAACTGATCCACCTGAAAACCCAACAAATTTAAGAGTTGAAGCCTTAAGTAACACACAAGTAAGAGTTACATGGGATAAAGCATTAGCAATTGATGTTTTGTTTGGTGGAACGTGCATATTAAGACATTCACCAAAAACATTATCTCAAGGTGCTAATTTTGCTGACGCAACAGATATAAATGAAAATATTGATGGTTTTTCAAATGAATTTATTGCACCAGCCATGGAGGGCACATATTTTCTAAAATTTCAAGATTCGATTTTAATAAGATCAGCAATAGCAGCTCAGGTAGAATTTAATTTTGCTGATATACAAGATGAATTATTAATAAAGGAACAACGCGAAAATCCAACATTCAGTGGTAACAAGCCAAGCAATCACTTACAAGTTGTATCTAATGAGCTTTTATTAACTGATCCTGCGACATCCTTAACAGGAACCTACGAATTTGCTTCTGTTTTTGACTTAGGAGCTAAATATTCAAATATAAGATTTCAAAGACACATAGATTCAGCAGGATTTTTTGTATCAGGTTTATTTGATTCAATACTTAATGTTGATCAGATGGAAAGTTTTGATGGAGAAGGTTCAGAGAATATTAAATCCTTACTGAAAATACAAACGTCTGATGATAATGTTACATATTCAACCTCCCAACCATTGTTTAATGGTTTATTTGTCGGAAGATATTTTAAATTTGAAAGTGAAATTATTTCTGTTAATGCAAATGAAAATATGAGAATTAAAGAATTAGGTTTTAATGCTTTTTTACCAGCAAGAATTGAAAATAAATATCAACAAGGCGGAGCAGGAGGTGCTGTTGTGTCCTCACCTCAACAATCGACAACAAGTGCTTCTGGAAAAGATGTTGTATTTGCTAATAGATTTTTCACTGGTACGACAAATATAGGAGGATCTACAACTACTTTTCTACCTTCAATATCAATAGCACCTGAAGATATGTCTTCAGGAGTATCTTTTGCTTTGTCTAATGTGAGCGGAACAGGTTTTACAGTATTATTTACAGATGCTTCAGGATCTCCTGTAAATGTGAAATTTACGTTTCAGGCATTAGGATATGGAAAAGGAATTTAATTAAATGGTAAGAGTTAATTCAACAAATAAAGAAACTGCAAGCAATTTTTCTCCATCTAACGGTACTGGTTTAGCAGTAAGGACAGCTATAAAAGATGTTTTTGAAGCTTTAAGAACAGTTAATAGCGGCACAGGAGATCCTAGTGGTTCTGCTAATGTAACTGCTTATCAAATGCACATAGATACCACTAATGAATCGTCCAATGAATCTATACTAAAAATCAGAAATAGTTCTAATACAGGTTTTGTTGAGATAGGTAATGTTTTAGATACTAATTTAGGTTTGTTATCAAAAAGTGGTGGAACGATGACAGGTGTTTTACAGGCTAGTACTGGAACAGAAAGTGCTCCATCATTACATTTTGGAGATAGTGGAACTGGTTTATTCAAAATAAGCTCTAATGTCCTTGGAATTAGTAATGGTGGGACTAAATCTGTTGAATTTACCAACACATCATTGACTTCAAAAAGAAATATAGAAATAAACAAGACAGATTCTTCTGATGCTACTTTACAATTAACAACTAATACAAATACTAATAACGCTATTATTGATCTTGCAAGTGATACTACTACATTAGGATCAGATTTTGGTCTTAGGTTAATAAGGACAGGTGGGACTAATGGTTTTTCTAAGCTACATCATAGATCAGATTCGGCTACTGCTAATAATTTATTTATAGAATCTCAAGCTAGAAACAGTGGAGGAATTATTTTCCTAACAGGAGGTGATATTACTACAACACCAGAAACAGTATCTAAATCAAGACTTGCAGTCGCACATAATGGAACAACATTAGTAGGTGAAGCTATACGCACTAATCAAGATCCTGTAACTGCGACAGGTAATGTTGGTTCTGGAATAAAAGTGTGTGGCCCTTCAAGTTCGACTACTGAATATGATAGTTTTGGTATGTCAATCAATGCAAAAGATATTGTTGGAATATTTAATCGAACAAATACAACTGGTACAATAGTTGAGTTTAAATATAACGCAAGTGTTGTTGGATCTGTCTCTACAAATGGAAGTTCAACAACTTATAATCAAAGTTCAGATTATAGATTAAAACAAGATATTAATAATATTGATGATCCTATAACAAAAATAAAGACATTAAGACCTGTTACTTTTAGATGGAAAAATAATGTTGACATTGGTTATGACAGTGGTTTTATTGCACATGAAGTTCAAGAGACAGGTCATTATAATCATTTAGTAACTGGTATAAAGGATGGAACTAGAACAAGTCATAGCAATTCAGAAGAAAGTGAACCCGAATATCAAGGAGTAGATTATAGTAAATTTACTCCGATGCTAGTTGCAGCATTACAGGAGGCAGTTGCTAAAATAGAGATATTAGAAGCTAAAGTGGCTGCTCTTGAGG